TGAAGCTGTCCGGCCCCCCGCCGGTAATGGCCGTCGCGACACCCCCCGAGGCGGCGCCGAGGGCCTGACTGCTGTTGGTGCCCACATGACTTGGGTCGCGATGATAGGCAGTGCTCGCGGTCGTGGCGCCGACCATCGCGTAGAGCGGTCGGCGCCCCGTCGCCCCGAACGTGATGGTGCGGCTCGCCGCCCCGTCCCCGACATAGGTGCCCGTGAACAGCACCTTGCCGTTCGCGTCGAGGTTGCCGTCGTTGCGCCGGAACAGGAGCATCGCCAGGTTTTCCGCGGAGTCGGCGTCAGGCACGAGCCCGGCACGGAGCGTGAGCTCGCCGGTGCCAAACGTCAGCGCATCCGGGAGCACCGCGGCATCGATCACTTGCGCCGCATCGACCGCGTGGGCGGGCGTCTTCCAGAGGCACTCCGGGGCCGCGCCCACGGCGATGGACTCGGTGTAGGCCACCGCCACCTCAGCCAGAAAGGCCGGGTCATCGAGCGGCCAACTGCGCGGCACCCCCAGCACGCTGGTGCTGCCCGCCTCGCGCAGCATGGTGGCGAAGGCCCGCGAGAACCGGCCCGCGGGATCGAGCAGCGCGCAATACTGATAGGTCACGCCGCTGGTGTTAATGGAGCCGCTGCTCGCCCCGGACCCCCCGCCGAGGCGGACCCGAAACGACATCTGCTGATCGGCCGTGGGCCCCGCGGGCACGAAGCTGTAGTCGCGCTCATGATGCAGGAGCCGCGAGCCGTGCCCGATCACAAACGAGCCCTCGCCGTCGTAATGCGAGCCGAGCATGGAGGGCCACCAGCGGATGACGTGGTTGGTGGCGGCGGCTTCCCGAATCAGGAGCCACGCCGGTGGCAGCTTGAACGGCAAGTCGAGGCCGGTGCCCGTGCCGACATAGGTGCCCCCCACAATCAGCACCGGCCCGAGCGGGATGACATCGCGCGCCCACGGCGACCACGGATGTTGATTCAGATGCGTGACGGCATCCCGCGGGAACGTGAGCGCCCCGGCCGTCGGCTGGCCGTCTTCCGGCCCGAACGCCCCGACGAGCTCGACGACCGCCCCGAGCAGGGCGCACGCGCCCGCCCCGCTGTCGTTCCCCTTCGTGTAGCGGAGCGTCAGGCTCTCGCCGGTGAGCGGCGCCGCCCCGAGAATCGTCCCGGTGATCGCCTCGTAGGTGTGCGCGGCGAGGGTGCTTTCCACGATCGGCGTATCGACGGCCGCGGCGGCACCGATTTGATAGCCGAGCGTGCCATCCGTGGTACCTCGCTGCGACAGGACGACCACCCGGAGGGCGATCCACCCCAGGCTGGTGGGGATACTATCGATCACGGTCGCCATCGGCAGCGTGACCTCGAGGCGTGCGTTGGCCGTCGCGCAGGTCAGCGGCGCCGGGGGCGTGCCGTACCCGTGCAGGCGGTGCTGCAACGTACGCAGGTCGCCGACCCACGCGGGATCATGGCCGGCGCCGAAGGCATCGGGGGCCACGCGCACCAGGTGCGAGCCTTGCGCCAGATCGGACGAATCGCCGACCAGGGCCCAGTACGCATTGCTCGCGCCGCCGGGCGGCTGGTTCGTCGAGGCCGCGGTCGCGACATACGTCAGGCCGCCATGGCGCACGACCGCGCCCACCGCGTAGGGCGTGGCGCTCGACCACGCCGGGACATTGGCCGACTGGGCCAGGGGCACCGCGGCACCGATCCAGTCGTCCAGGTCGAACTCATGATCGCTCGTGGCGATGCCCGCCGGGCCGAGGGCGTGGACCCCCCAGCCGAGCCGCGCCGTGGTCCAGTGCCGCGTCGCGTCATTGAACGGGGCGAGATACGCTCCCGTGGCGAGCGGCACGCCGTTGATCCGCACGTCAATCGAGACGTTCTTGAGCCCGGTGCAATGCAGCAGACAGTCGAGGCGCGTCCACTGGTGGAGCACGGCCTGGCCGAACGTTTGGATGAGCACCGCGGGCACACTCATATTCGCGTCGGGGTCGTGGAAGAGCGCGAATTGCCCCGTCGCCGTGAGGCCGATCGAGAAGCCCTTGCCCCCGTTGGTTTCCGTCGTCTGCCAGAAGCGCACGGTGCTCGAGCCGAACCGGAGCGGCCGAATGTAGAACCGCTGCCAGAGGTCCTGGCAGTCGGTCACGGCGGGGCGCAGGCCGCTCAGGAGGTATTCGTCATACCCGCCGAGATACGCCGCCGTGCTGATGTTGCGCTGCCCGAGCCCATCGCCGGTGCGCGACGCGGCGGGCGAGTGTTTCGTCAGCGTCGGCACCCCACCGGTCCCGGCCTGGTCGCCGGCGATCGGGAACTCGGCGCCGTGGAGCCAGTAGCGCCGCGAGAACCCGCCTGAGGCACCGGGGATGTCTTCGCCCGGCGTGCCGATGATGACCACCGACCCGGGCGCGAGCGCCACCTGGCCCGCCCAGTAGAACGTCGTCTCGCGGCCGAAGATCCACCAGCCTTCGGAAATTTTGAACGTGTAGAGCGTGCGCGGGAAGCCGTTATCCGGCGTGAACCACGGCGAGGTGATGTAGCCGAGCCCCGTGGCCGGCGTGGCCTGCCCACTCTCAATCTGCGGCAAGCCCGGCACCCCGTCGCCGCCGGCCGCGATGTCGAACTCGATGCCCGCGTAGTAGGGCGCGGTCGAGCAGCCGTAGCCGCCGAGCGGGAGCTTAATCAGTCGCGTCGGACCGAGCACCTCCGAGAGCACCGGGCCGGGCGGGCCGTCGGCGATCTCGGCCTGGAGGCTCGCCACGAGCGCGGCATCCCGTAGCCAGACCGTGTATTCGAGAATCTGCGTCTTCGCCATCGCGCGCCTGCTCTACGGGTCGTGTCAGATGCCGGGGTCCGGATCGATGACCCCCGGTGCGGTCTTCACATGGGCCCGCTTCTGCTTGAGCGTGACGCCCCCCTCGCCCCGCTGTTTCGGCGAGGCCTCAACGGCCGCCGCCAAGGTGTCCGGCGTCTCCGGCGGCACGCGCGCCATCGAGGACGCCGAGAAGTGGGCCGGGTCCGTCAGCGTGAAGGTGACCCCGGGGCGGATGCGCATCCCGCCGTAGAACACCATCTTCGTTGCGCGCACGCGCAGGGACTGGTCGGTCATGAACGTGTCTCCGCCGGGGAGCGGATCCAACTTGGATGCAAGTTGGACCCGTCCGGCTTCACTCGGGTTGACTAGATGGCGTCCGGGTACGCCTTCCACTGCTTCGGGTCGTGCGTCAGGAACGCATTGACCGCGCCGGCACCGACCGCCGACCCGGTGACGTTCTGCTGCACGCCGAGGATCGTCTCGTAGGCGGGCGGCTCCCCCGGCAGGGGGATGCAGCACACCACCGTGCCGGCCGTCAGCGACGCCACCGGCACCGACCGCGAGGCGACATGCACCGTCGCCGTGCCATCGGTCAGCGGCGGGTTGCTGGTATCGCTCACCAGTTCAAACGCCACGCTGGTCGGCCCGGTGATCGCGGTGGTCACCTGGACGACGAAGTAGAGCGGGCGCGGCGGGGACCCGACATTGCGCGCCACCGTGAGGGGGATCTGGTCGCCGAGATTGGCGCGCCCGGTCGAGAGGCCCAGCGCCAGGGCATCGGCGAATTCGCATCGCTCGTCAAGAATCATGGGTCTGCTCCTTTCCTGCGGCCCTTACGGGACGAGGGCCTCGTTGTTGACGAGCGCATCGCACCGCCGCACCGGCACGCCGTCGAACGTGAGTACGTGCTTGCCGGCCACTTGCTCCATCTGCAGCGTGGAGCCGGCCACCTTGTTCACGATCTGCCGCCGCAGGAAGCTCTTCACGGTCCGGTTCGCGTAGAACGCCGGCTTGCCCATGTTGAGCGACTGCACCAGCTCGAGCGCCTGCGTCATCAGGTCGATCAGGTCCGCGCCGGTCGAGCCGGTCTTCGTCAGGTCCGACAGGTCGATGTTGGCGATGCGGACGACGTAGCGCCAGTCGCGCACCGAGAGGCCGATGTCCCAGCGGTAGTGCGTCCGGTAGGCTTCCATCCGGCCGCCGCTGCCGTCGACGTTCTCGATCGTCTGCTGGCCCTTGTCCTCCATGTAGAACCCGCCGCGGCTCCCCTTCGGGTAGATCGCATGGACCGTGTTCTCGCCCCAGACGACGAGCCAGACGCTGGTGTTATCGCTGCCAGCGCCGCCCGCCTTGATGATGTTCTGCGCGTTCTCGACCGCGACCGTCGTGTTGAACCGCGGCGCGAGCCCGGTGAACGCCTCGGGCTCGTTGTCCTCGTTCGCGTAGAAGAGGCTCTGCGCCACCTCCTGGTTGAACCCCTCGAGGATCGGCCGGTTCTCCGAGAGCCGGAACGCCGCCGTGTTGCCGTTCAGATCCGCCAGCGCCTTGTCGACCTCGGCATAGTTCTCGAGCATGCCGCACGCGTCGGTGATCTTCACCGACGTGCTCTTGGTCGGCTGCACGCCGCCATAGAGCTTTCTCCACGTCGGCGCGGGGATGCCGGTCCGCACCGTCGTCTGGTGACCCGTCAGGAGGTTCCCTTCGATCGTCACCATGTCGTCGAGAATCTCGTTCGTCTGGTTGAGAATCTCGATAATCGTCGCCACCTTGTCGTCCGGACCGAGCACCTGGGCCAGGTCCAGCAACGTCGGGTTCTGTGCCGCCAGTAGGGCCATGGGCCTTCACTCCCGGCGACGCGCGCGCCGCGTCAGGTGGGCGGGCGAATGCCGCTCGCGTCCCCGAACAGCCGGTCCGCCTGGGACCGCGTGCTCTGGGTGAAGACGCGACCGGTCGCCCCGCTGCCTGGCTGGTCCTCGCTCATCGCCTTGCCAATGCGGGAGAGGAATTTCACAAGCAACCTGTTGTTGCCCCACCCGCTCTTGTTCATGACGTGGCGGAACGCCTTGCCGTCCTCCTCGCTGGCGGGGAAGAAGCGATCGAGCGCGCGCAGTGCGAACATCTGCGCTTGCTCGAGATGGGCGCCGCCGACCTCGGGGTCCGCGTCGAGCTCGGCACGGAAGCGCGTCGCCTGCTCCGAGAGCGTGGTGTGCATCTCGGTCAGCGCCGCCTGAGCCTGCTCGTTCGTCCAGCCCTTCGTCTTCGCGAGGTTCGCGACGACGTCGATGTCAGACTGGTCGAGCAGGCTCTGCTCCGGCAGGCGTAACTCGTATCGCTCCGGCACCGTCGCGGTCGGCGGGGCGTCGGCCGTGGTGGTCGTCGCCGCGGCTGTCGCGGTGGTGGTCCCGGTCTGCTGCGCGGTCCCCGAGCCGTCCCCCTGTTGCCCCTGGCCGGTCGTCTGGCCTTGGCCGCTTTGGGGTGCTGACTGTCCCGTCGCGCTTCCTGCGCCCTGCTGCGCACTGGCCGCCTGCCCCGCTCCGGCGTTGCCGCTCGGGGTCGCTGCCTGGTCACTCATTCCTGCACTCCTTCGTTACCCATCGCCTCGCGGTTTTTCCGCTGCGCCCACTCGAGCTGTTTGGCCTCGCGCGACTTGCGATCGAGGTCCGCCCGCGTCAGCGCCTCGGCCACCATCTGCGTGTACTTGTCGCGGAAGCGCCACACGTACTCGGTCAACCAACTGCGCCCGAGGTTGTGCAGCGCGACCTGCCCGTAGGTCTGCTCCGGCGGCGTGTTCACGACCGCGTTGAACGGCCCCGTCTCGAGGAACAGCACTTCCATCAGAAACTCGCGCCCCATCGGATGGTCGAGCACCCACTTCCACAACGCCTGCAGCCGGAGCTCGCGCTCGCGCTGCCGACCCTGCACCCAAGCAACCTGCTCTGGGTCGTTGGCGTTGTAGGTGAACTCCTCCACGCCGACTTAGGCGCTCAGCTGCGCGCGCACCGAGGTCGTGCCTTCGCCCTGCGGCTGCGCGACGTCGAACGACCCGCCGGTGGTCACCACGCGCACATTCGGCGCCGTGTCCTCGCCGATGACCGCCACGAGTTGCAGTGGGTTGACGTGGATTTCGCCGTTCTCGTTGAACGCCTCGTTCAATCGGATCAACTTCACGAGCGCCATGGCATCCTCCTCGTTACGCGACCGGCGACATCGCCGCCGCCATCTCATCGAGCGCGGTGCTGGTGCCGCCCTGCACCGGCGTCTGCCCGAGCGCCTGCGCACTCTGCGCCATGGTCTTCGCCTGCTCGGCCTGCGCCGCCTGCGCAGCGGCCTGCTGCTCGGCATCCCACAGCGCCTGCGCTTCCTCGTCCTCGCGCACGATGTGCGGGTCGACCCCGAGCATCTGCGCGTAGTCGTCGACGGCCCTGAACGCGTTGACCTTGTGCCGCACCTCGGGGTAGGCCTGCTGCAGCAGCATCGAGGCTTGCAGGAACCGGTCATGGCCGCTCACGCCGACCAGCTTCTGCGCCTGCGAGAGGATCGAGATGTATTCCACGCGCAGGTCGACGCCGATCATCTCGTCGGGCGGCGGCGGAATCAGCCCGTGGTCGAGCATGATGTAGAACGTGCGATCGACCAGCGGGTCGAGCAGTTCGTCGTTGAGCCGCTCGAGCACCGGGCCGAGCGCCAGCAGCTTCTCTTCGTGCCGCTCCTCGACCTCGCGCGCCGTGATCGGCGTGCCGCCGCGCTGGCCGTAGGGCGAGAGCGCCAGCATGAGAAAGAGGTCCTCGAAGAAGCCGCGCGACACGCGCTCGCGCGTCTCGGCCATGTCCTGAATCAGGAACCCCAGGCCCTCGAGCCGCACTTCGTGAATGGGTGAGAGGCCGGCGCTGCTGCCGCCGGTGCGCGGGTCCTCGACGTAGGTGACGCCGCCGGGGATGAGGGACACCTTCGCGGTCTTCAGTTCGTGCGGCCCCTTGAGTGGCGGATCGATCGCTTTGGCAATCGCCTTGGCCTTGTGCTGCTGCATGAGCTGCAGCTGCTTGGCGTCGCCGAGCGTCGTCATGCCGGGCGAATCGGTCCCGTAGGTGTCCTCGCCGGTCACGTCCCAGCGCGGCACGAACACCGGGAACACGCGGAAGCCACTTTCGCGCAGCAGGCCGTAGGCGTTCCCGAAATCGGCGTCCGTGCGCCCGCTCTCGTAGTGACACGACCGGTAAGGGAAGCGGAAGCGCGCGTCGAGCGCCCCGGGGCGATACTCCTCAAGGTTCCGCGTGACCACCCAGGTGATGTCCACCGGCGCCGTGTAGTTGCCGGTGTCCCAGAGGTTCTTGACCGACACCGACACCATCGACCAGTCGATGTCGCGCCGCGCCGGGTCGCGCACCGCGAACGCTTCGACCGTCTGGGCGACCGAGAGCTGATACTCGCGAATGAAGGTCTGCGGCATCAGCCGGTCATCGAGGCCGACCACGTAGCTGCCGACCGGATACGAATAGAAGCGCAGCGCCGCCTCGCGGTCCTCGAAGCCGGCGAAGGCGGCCGTGCCGAAGATGCCCATGTCGAGATAGGCCATCGGCAACACGTTGTAGAGGTTGCTCTTCTGGAAGAGCGCCAGCATGCGCTGCGTGACGGTGTGCAACCACTCCTTGACCGGTCCGTAGGTGTTCAGGTCCTGGTCGGGGGTCTCGAGCTTGAGCCACGGCCGCGCCGGCGACGTGAGCCCGGCATGGAGCCCGGACGAGAGGGTGCGCGCCGCGAAGCGCGGCGTCGAGTCGATGATCTTCTGCGAGCGCCGGTCGCCCTTGTTGCGGTCGGTCACCACGAACCGCGTGCGCCGCGGCATGAAGTAGTCGCCGAGCTCGCGCCAGTGGCTGTCGAAGCTCGACCGCTCCGTCAGCAGCGCCTGCTTGGTCTGCTCATAGCGTTGGCGCTTGGTGAGGCCCGAGGCGACCGTGTCACGCGGCGCGAGCGCGAGGGCGGGTGGCATCAGGCGAGGCCTCCGATAAAGGCGTGCGCGTGTTCGCCGCCGCCAACGCCCGCCCCGTCATCCAGGCCCTCGAGCAGTAACCCCATGAACGGCCGCCGGAACGTCCCGCTGTTGTAGTTGGTCCAACTCGCATCGCTCGTCGGATCTTTCGCCGTGGTCAGATGCCAGTCGCGCCCGCCGGGCCAGGCATCGAGTTGCGCGAGCGACTGCATGGTCGTGTCGTACGCGGCAATCGCGGTGGTCGTCGTCGGTTCGACCACGAGGCGGTAATCGGTGTTCGCCGTGAGCGTCACGGCACTGGGAAAGACGACCCGGTAGGCCCCGCCGGTGGTCGCGCTGCGCGCCCGGGTGACGGTCAGACTGGTGAGGATGCCGGTCGCGGCGGCTTGATTGTAGGCGGTCGACACCAGCCGCACGTCGCAGGGGCCGTCCACATCGATCGCCACCCACGCCCCGCCCACGCTGGCCGCCACCGGGAGCCGGAACCGCAGGCCAAAGACATCGGGCGACGTACTCGTCGAGAGGCTCGTGGCCGTGACCAGTCCGGGCGGCCGTGCGCCCACCAAGGGCGCATACGAGCCGTCGCTATACTCCAGCGCCACACACGTCCCGATGCCGCCGTCGACCGCCCACGCCGTGGTGAACTGGTACTGGAACGCATGCCGCTCCGCGGCGGCCCCGGCAATGCTGCTATTGATGCTCGCCGCCGCGACGAAGAAGTTCCCCGGCGCCCCGGCATTATTCGCAATGACGACCACGAGCACATCCCCCCGCGCGACGGTGGCGTCGGCCGTCAACGCGGTGGCGAAGGTGGTGTTGTCGTCGGCCGCCAGGACCACTTGCGCGCCGTTGGTCGACGCCCCCCAGAGCGTGCCACTCGGCAGGCCCGCCGCATCCAGTGTTTCCAGACGCACATCGACCGTGGCGCCCGTCGAGACCGTCGCCGTCCGCCAGATCACTTTCCGGACGGCCCCCGCCTTCGGAATGGTGACGACCATGGCCGTCTTGTGCGCTGCCGCATTCAGGTTGCCCGTCGCGACGAGCGCGGGCGTCACGCCGACCGTAAAGCCCTCCGGAATCCAGACGCCGCCGGGGATCGACTGCAGCGCCATGGGTCAGCTCGCCTGGACGGTGAGCGACAGCGCCACGCGCGTCAGCGTGGCGATGCTGTCGACGGTGAAGCCGAGCACGTCGCCGGCCGCCACGGCGGTCGTCCAGCCGGTGAGCGTCGTGTCCTCGCTCTTGTTCGCACTGGCGAGCGTCGGCTTGGCGCTGGCGGTAATCGTGTCCGCGACCGTGGGCGGGTAGTTCGCGTAGGTGTCCTTCCAAATGTCGATGACGATCGAGCCGGCCGTGGCCGCCGCATCCGTCGAGAGCAGGGTTGCCGCGAGAATCGTGCAGGCGAACGGGACACGCAGGAAGCCCTTCACGCCGGTCGTGATGACGCTGCCGCCGCCGTCGATGACAAGCCCGATCGTGCCGAGACGCGGGGGCAGGCGCGCGGCGGCGATCGTGCCGGTCGTCAGCACGCCGGCATCGAGCGCCACGATCGCATCGGCCCCGCCCGTCTCATGCGAGCCGTGATGCGCGCTCGGCGCTCCACCGGCCGGCGCGCTGAAGGTGCCATCGCCCTTGAAGACATCGGTCGCCACGCCGGAGAGCTTCGGCAGCAGGCCATGCGCGCTGGCCGTGGCGTTGAGCGTCGTGACATCGGTGGGCGCGGCCAGCTCGTCGAGCTTGATCGGATCGCTACCGCCACTCTTGTGCGTCGGGGCGTGCGCGGTCGGCGTGCGCGCGTCACTCAGACGCGGGTCAGTGGTGGCGACCTTCGCGGCGAGCGCCGCCGTCAGGCCGGTGACCTGACTCTCGGCGATCGTGACCGGGTCACTGCCCCCGCTCGCGTGCGAGGCGGCGTGCGCGGCGACGCCGCTCCAGCTCTCCCAGACGGTGCCCGTCCACCGCTCGGTGACGCCCTCATCGGTGACGAACCAGAGCGTGCCGATGGTGAGCGACGTCGCTGCCCCTTGGGCGGCGCGCGTGCCGCGACGATGAATGTCAGGGACCGTCGGCATCAGGGCGTCACAAATCCCATGACGACATCGCCGTTGCTGTCGTAGAGCAGCTCAGGGATCGGCGTCACGCCGTCGGTGATGGGTGACCAGTAGCCGTCCGCCCCGGCGCCGCCGTCCCCCTCGCCCTCGACCCCGATGGCCGGCTGCGCGAAGTAGCGCGACCACGCCGGACTGACATGCCCGCGTCGGTCGAGCACCAGCACGTCTCGCGGCGGCGCGACACGACGACCTTGCGAGGACGGCATCGGCTCAGTACCCGAAGAACCCGCGCCCCGCGGCGCGCATCGCCGGCCCGACCAGGTGCGTCCCGGCCACACCGCCACTGAGTAGCCCCGTGGTCGACAGGTCGCCCGCGCCCGCCGTCGCCGCGCCCTGGAGCTGCTTCTTCCGCTTCTTGAGTTGATCGGCCACGGTGCCAGGCCTGCCGCCGGTGACCGGCGTGGTCGCGCCCTTCATGGCCCCAGCGACCGCCGCCATCGTGTTCATGCCCATGGTCCTCACTCCTCCGCGTCAGGCGGCCAGCGGCTTCTGCCACGTCGTCTCCACCGCGACATACCCGCGGCGCCGATACAGCACCCCGAGCGCCTCCTGCCCGACCGGTTGAATCATCTGGATGCACGTCGCGCCCTGGTTCCGCGCCCACGCCTCGCCCTCCTCCCACATCTGCAGCGCGGACGCGCCGTGCCGCCAGCCGGGCTCGACCCACCACATGCACTCCAGGGCCGCCAGTTCACCGGTCATCGGGAGCGGCGCGAGCACCAGCCCAAGCATCCCGACCACGCCCTCGGGTCCCTCGAGCACCCAGCAGCCGCCCTGCGCCAGCAGCGTCGCCGTGACCTGCGCCTGCTGCGCCGGCACCGCGGCCATCAGGCCTGCATACCGGCTCGACGCAATGAACCGACAGCCCATCTCGATCAGCACCGGCACATCGGCCTCGGTCGCCGGGCGCACCGTCATCGGCCTGATCCCTTCGCCGGCGTGTCGTACTCGCCGCGCGCATACGCCTCGTGCAGTTGTTTCGCGTACGCCGTCGCCGCCTCGGGCGTCTTGAACTTGCCCAGATGCTTCCCCGTGCGGTGCCACTGCTTGATGGCGTCCTCGTCGCTCAGCAGCCCTTTGCCGGCGTGTTCGACGGTCGGGATGAGAATCTCGATACCGTCCTCGTTGATGCTCATCGAGCGCACGGTGCTCGTCGTGCCGTCCGGGTTCTTCACGCGCGGCTGCTTGCGGAGATCGATGTTCCCCGCCTCAAGTAGGCCCAGATCTCCCGGCGGCCCAAACAGGGCCTGCCCGAGCTCCGCGTCAGTCCGCCCGCGCGCCACTCTCACGACGACGCTCCTGGACGGAACGGGTCGTAGTCGGTGTCGGCCTTGCCCATGGAGCCCTGTGCCAGACGCGCGAGCACTTCGTTCGGCTGGTCAGGGATCGCGAAGGTCAGCGCCAGGGCATCCGCGATGTCCGGCGAGCGCCCGAGGCGCTTTTTGACCTGGTCCTTCTCCTCGAGCGCGAATGCGCCGCCGACGAAGGTGTAGGTCGGGGTGGTCAGCTCGGCGACGAGCTCGGGGACATGCGCCGGGAGCGCCACGCCGCCCTTGACCGCTTCGGCCATCTCGAGCCACATCTCGGCCCGCCGGTTCCGGTAGCGGGGATTGATCGCCTGGGCGTGGAAGACGATGCCGAGCGCCGGCACGCCGGTCGCCCGCAGCTGGTCGAGGACGCCGTGCCCCCAGTGGCCCGTGTCGTCAATCAGCTCCACCTCGGACTGCCAGCGCGCCTTCGCCATCAGGACGCGGGCGGCGATGTCGGTCGTCGGGGCGCCCCGCATGACGACGGGCGAGGATTTCACCCGCGCGTTCAATCCCTGCCGCGCGAAGATGACGGTCCGGTCGTCGCCGAACCGCGCGACGTCGATCCCGAGCCGCTTCTGCCCGCCCTGGTATTGCTGCGGGGCGAGCTCGCGCGCCATCGCCGCCTCGACCTCCTCCAGCGTCAGCAGCGTGTTGATGCTCTTCTCGGGGAACTTGCCGAGGATGTAGGCCTTGACCCACGGGTTCTCGCGGCCGTAGGTCTGGATCTGCTCGCGGGCCCATTCAGCCGGCGTCTGCTGCCCCGGCAGCGCCACCGCCACCCGCGGCGCATTCACCCAGGCCTCGGGATCGTCCGGATCCCCGCTCACCCGGATCACATGCCACAGGTGCCGGAGCCGGACGGCCGCCTCGTGGAGCATCCCTTCGTAGGAGATGGGGTTCCCGCCCTGCAGGATCTTCCCGAACCGCGTGTTCGGGAGCGCCTGCTCGCCGGCGCGGAGGACCGTCGGCGGAATCGCGCCCGACTCATCCACCAGGACGAGGACGTTCTTGCCGTGGAGCCCCGAGAACGTGCGGCCCTGCTCGTCCGCCGTGCCCGTCTTCGGCCAGGTGCGCGCGACCAGGAACCACGTCGCCTGGAAGTCGTTCTGGAAGATGCGTTCCTTCGTCCAGGTGAACGCCTGGCGCAGGTAGTCGGAGCGCGCCTGCCACTTGGCGAATTCGGCCCAGAGGTTGTCGCGCAGGTTGACCTCGGTGATCGAGGTCGCGAACCCCTTCGGGTGTTCGAACCCGTCCCCGTCCCGCGACACCTGGGTCGCCAGGAAATACCAGCCGCACCACGCCTCGCCGCAGGTCTTGCCGGGGCCGGCGCAGGCCTGGAGCGAAATGCGCTGGATGGTCGGGTCGGCGAAGGCGACGAGGAGCCGCTCCTGCCACGGGTCGGGCGTCGCCCCGAACTGGTCCTGCACGAACCGGCAGGCGCCGTAGGGCAGCTCGCGCCACGACGCCAGGCGCGCGGCGGCCGCGCGTTCGGCCTCAAACACGCTGAGCCCTGCCACGACGAGCAGGCCGACCCACATCGTCAGGACTGCCCACATCGTCAGGGCGGCGTGACGAGGAACGTGAGCGGGGCACTCTGGGCGCCGTCCCCGTTGCGCACCGTGACCGCAATACTGTCAGCCCCGATGGGTCCCATGTTGATGGGTGCGGTGAGCTCGGTCGGCGACACGAACGTGGTGGCGAGCGCGACCCCGTCCCAGAGAATGGTCGAGGCGACCGTGAAGGCCTCCCCGATCGCACGGAGGGTGAAATTGGGGCTCCCCGCCAGGACGCGATCGGGCTCGAGGGCCACCAGGACCGGCGGCGGGTCCACGGTCGCGCTCCAGTCGTAGTCGCCCCACTCAAAGGTGTAGGGCAGCATGTCGTCGGTCGCGGCCTCCCGGTCGACGGCCCGCTCGAGGCCATACGGCACGTCCGAGCGCGTCAGCAGGAGCGGCGCCTTCACGTCCTCGGGTGGGACATATTCGAGCTCCGCCGCCAGCGCGCCGGCGGTACAGGTAATGGCCGCCGGGATGTCGATGCTGCCGCCGATGCCCGTCCGCGCCACCAGCACTGTCCCGGTGGAGGGATAGACCTGCGCGATCCGCCAGAGCAGCAGGCAGCGCGTGCCGGGCGCGAGCGGCGCCCCGGTCGGCAGGAGTTTGAGCGAGGTCTTCCCGGTACCAATCCGCACCGTCACCACCTGGGGCGAGGCGGCTGACCGGCCCCCGGTACCAGGGCGGATCACCATGACCACGTCCTGGTCGAGGAAGACCCGCGAGATGACCCACTCCATCTTCACGTAGTCCCCCGGCTTGAGCTCGGGGCCGTTGTCCTTCGCGGTGAGCGGCATCGGCTTACTCCTCGGGCTCGGTCGCCGGCACCTCGCCCGCGATGATTTGCGCCAGCGTCAAGGTGCCCTCGACCGTGTGGTCGACCGCCACCGCCGGGCGGCCCGCGTAGTAGTGCAGCAGCAGCGTCAGCAGCCGCGGGTCCAACTCGAGCGCGATGATCTTCTTGACCAGCTTCTTCTCAAGCGCCTTGGACCTGAACGCCTGCTCGAACACGCGATCGAGAAACGTCCGGACCTGCTCTGTCCGCTTGTTCGGGGTGCCCTTAGTGCGGCCGCCTGTTTTCTTGCCTGCGGCCACGCGGGCCTGATCGTGCGCACGCCCTAATGGGCGGTGCTGGTACTAATGCGGCGAGTTAGCGGGACGCTACTGCGGAAAGGACCTCGCCCGTCCCAGCGCCGTGCGGGTCAGGCCCAGGTCGCGGAGCGTCAGGCCAGCCAGCGTCAGCTGCCGTTCGAACCGCTCCGCGTCAAGGATCTCGATGGTCGGGAATTCGTGGCCGCAGTCACGGCACTGCCGCCGGCGCAGGTAGCCGTCCCCGAACGGGGCATAGGCCGAGCGAAAGACCGCGCTGCGGGTGCCGCCGCACCAGGGGCACGACGGTTTCGGCACCTCGCTGGCGCGTCGACGCGCGGGTCTATTTTCGTCTACTGTAGACGCCCGGCGAGCGGGCATGTTTACCGGCTCTTCTTCGGCACGCCCGCCTTCCGCAGCGCGATCGCCACCGCCTGTTTGTGCGGCTTCCCGTGCGCGACCTCAGTGCGGATGTTCTGGCGAATCACTTTCTCCGAGCGGCCACTCTTCAACGGCATACGCCCTCCGGTTCCTGCATTCCGCTTTCAGTTGCCTGAATTGCTCGCCCGAGACGCTCGCGTCGCCATATTTCGCCTGCAATGCGTTGGACAATCGCCGTCTGCGATCACGATCCACTTGGTACTGCACCGCGCCTGTCCTTAGACCCAAGGCCTTCGCAATCTGCCCAACGGACTGGCCATCCCTCCACGCCTCGATGATGGTCGACGCCAGTCGGCGGCCCTCTTCCTGCCTCGCCTGTAATGCCTTTGTTCGCTGGGTTGCCTCTTCGCGCCGGTCATGCAACGCGATGGCACATCCGCACGCCTTAATCACCGCTTCATAGAGAGCTGGCGGAATGTCCGCACGACGACGGTTAACCAACGCCTGCAAGGCTGCCACCTCATCGAAACGTAGCCGCCGCACCACCACGGCGTAAGTGTCCGGTGTCGGGCGAACCACGCGCGGCCTGCGGGTCATCGCATCATTCCCCCGCCGCGCGTTGCTTCCAGTCGCGCGGCATCCAGTCGAGCCACGGGCGTTCCCGTGGCGGGGCGTCCGACGCCTCGTTGCCGCTCGTGTCCTCCGGCCGCGCGAGCTCGGCGGGTGGCTCGAGGCCCCAGCGCGTCGTTGCGCAGTCGAGACAGCGGATTGAGGCCGGCCGCGTCCCGATCTCGAGGTAGCGTTCCCCGATCGGAATCACCCGCGGCGGACTGCAGAACCCGCAGACGCGCGCGCGCGGCGCCGCCGTCTGCCACGTCATCACCGCCGGTCCCCCAGCCAGATCAACACCAGCGTCACGGTGACGGCGACAATCCACGCAGCGACTTCCGCCACCTGGCTCACCGCGTCCGCTTCCCTGGCGGGCGGTGCTTGCGCTCGAGCCGGTCGAGCCGCGCGTCGTAGTCGCGCAGCGTCGCCTCAGCGGCGGTGAGCCGCGCGACCGTGCTCACGGCATCGAAGATCGCGACCACATGCTCAGGCGCCTTCGAGAACGGGACCGACGTCGTGTAGGTAACGAAGTTGAAGTCGGGCGGCCCCTGCTGTTGGGTGAAGGCCGAGCCGTCCGGCGCCCACAGCGTGTCGACTTGCTCCGGACCTGGCGTCGGCGCCGTGCCGCCGTGCCCGGGGCAGATGTAAGGCCCATCGTCGCCGGCGTTCGCATGCTTGCCGAGGTTCCCCGGGCTGTTCGGCAGGCCGCCCCAGATGCGGCCTTCGTAGGCCGGCGTGATGGCGAGGCCGGTCTGCATGCCGTCCTCGTCCGGCCCCATGTTCGTGCGGACCTTGACGAGCAGCGACCCCTGATACGTGCCGGGTGGGGCGTCATCGGCCTTGCCGCCGATCTGGACCTGCGCCAGGTTCTCATGCACGTCCTCGCCGAGGCGCAGCGCGCAGCCCTGCACGACGCCGCCCATCTGCACGCCCTGCTGGTCGCGCGTGGCGAGCCGCAGCTGCGGCGGGTCGCCCTCCTGGCAGATGCTGACCTCGACGCCGTCGACGAAGAGCACGTCGCCCTTCGGCCCGCCGAGGCAGAGCGATCCAATGAACATGCCCTCCGCGTTGTAGAACCCGATCCGGTCGACGCGCTGCGCGCCAATCTCGAGCGAGCCGGTGGGTCTGATGTCGCAGGCCAAACTCATGGTTCCTCGCCATTTCTCGGCGGCGGGTCCGCCGGCACAAAGCCCACTTGCACGCTGACGTGGTCGACATACTGGTATGCCCACTCGCCGTCTGACGTTTCGAGCGCCAGGCCCGAATGGTCATCGAAGATCGTTTTCGTGAAGGCAGCGCGGAAGGCGGCGAGCTGCGCGGCGGCACTCGCCTCCGCGAGCGGCGTGCCGGGCACCGGCTCGACCTCGATGATGTCGGTGCGCGTGATCGTGAGTGTCATCCCCGTGCCCGCTTGCAGTCCGGACAGAGACAGATAAACCGCCGCTTGAACACCCGGTGCGGCACCAGCCAGCAGACCGGATGATGCGCGTTCGCGCGGGCCCGGTGCGCGGCGATGGTGTCCTTCGCGCGCGCCACGATCGCGCCGTGCCACTGCGCCCCGCACGCACAGAAGACGCTCACGGGCGGCGCCGTGCGCGCGGCGATCGACCCCGGCGTCGGCGCCAGATGGTCAGGCATCGAGAGTCGTCCTCTCGACCGTGCGCAGCCGGCCGTCCTCGCCCTGGCTGAGCGCGAAGCGCCCGCAGGCGCAGGCATCGCCCGGCGCGAAGAACGACGACCAGACATGGATCGTGCCCTCGCAGCGGGCGACGTCGACGTCGTCGACGACCTCGATGGCCTCGAGCGCCTCCGCCAGGGAGCGAGAATCGTCCTCCGGGGCATCAGCCATGGTTCCCTCCCGTGATCGGCAGGATCGTCATCGCCCGCCAGGCCCGACGCCCATAGGTGCGACGCGCCCGATCCGCGCGCGCGTAGGACGCGAACACCGCCACCGCCGGCCAGCGAAAGCGCAGCAGGTCGGCGGCGGTCGCCCAGGTCCAGTCCACCAGCAGGAACCACTGCGGCGGCTTCAGCAGCACGAACCCCGTCATGCGCCTGGCTCCGCCGGCAGCGGACGCGGCTCATCGAGCCGCCGCGTGGCGTTCGCGTGCCAGTAACTGGGAAAGACCAGGACGGCGCAGAGGTCCCACACCAGGGTGAGCCGCTGGATCCGCGTCAGCGCCCCCCAGCCGGTCCAACTGATACGCAGGCGGACACGGCCATGCAGATCGATGCCGACGAAGGTGTCGTCCTCCCAGCAGCACTCAAGGAATTCGCCGGCCATCGCGATGATCACGGGTGGTCGCCCCGCAGGCCGTCCTCGTAGAGCCGCTGAGCGCGCCACCGCGGGGACACGACCTGCGGCGTCGGCGGGCGGTGGCGCCACCAGCACCACCACTGCGGCAGCGTGACGAAGCCGAAGGTCAGGACCGGACGCACGCACGCGACTAGGACGGGATGCACGCTCGTCGTCATTCGATGGACTCCTTTCCTCGCGCAGGCTCGCGGAGGCGCAGGCGCAGGCGCCCCTCCTCGTCGTGCTCAAAGACGATCAGGCCGCGCGCCTCGAGCGCCTCGAGATCGGCGAGCCGCACCTCGACCGTCTTGGCTGGCTTCGCCGGGTTCACGGAAGCCCGCTTATGCGACATCGGCCTTTTTCCCAGCCTTTGCCGGCACCTTCGGATCCGGATCCGGATCGGGGCTTTCGCCCAGCACGTCAAACCGTTCGACGTAGAGCTGAGAGGTGCCGATGGTGGCGGTGCAGCGAAAGATCCACCCGTCCACAAACTGACAGACCCAGCGCACCTGTTCGCCGCCGTCGTATTCGTATTGGTCAGCCGGGAGGTAGCCCTTCATGAGGGACTGCATCGCCGCTTCAACGGACTCAGCGACGACCTCCGGCGGGCCGTCGTCACCGTAGCAGCCACCAACGTAGACGTGGCGGATCATCACTGCACTCCGTGCTGCTCGACCAGCTCGCGCCCGTCGGCGCTCTGATGCACCACCACGACCGCCGCGCCCGCCTCGCGAATCAGCCGGGGCTGGCACCAGCAGTCCCGCCGCGAGGCGTGTTCCCGCAGGTCGTTGACCGGCACGACATGCACATCGCGCATCGCTTTTCCCCTTTACGCGAGGACCGCCACGTCCTGCGGCAGTTCCGTGCGGAGCCAATCGCCTACGCGCCCGATCGCCGTGAGCCGCCAGGCGCCGCCGTCGGCTTCAAAGAGCCCCACCTCTGGCCCGCCGCCCGCCTTCCCGTCCTTGACTCGCAGGACGAACAGCGAGGCCGGTTGGAGAATGTCGCGGAAGGTCCGAAACGGGCACAGCGTGACCGGGTTGGGGACGGCAACGTCGGAGACGAGCACCACGCCGGCGCGCGCCTGCACGACCTGCGTCCTCCCGTCATCGAGCGCGGTCTTCACCAGCTCGGACTTCACGTTGCTCAACAGCGCCAGGAGCCGCGGCCGGTCGTTGTCGTCCGCGAACCGAACCTGCAGGCCGATGAGGAAGTTTTCGAGCGACATGAAGGTCCCGAGAAAGCCCTCCGTCAGGTCGAGCGCCTTCGCCGTCAGGTAGACCTCACGGCTCCGCGTGCGCGCCGCCAGGGCGCCGCCGATCGTGACCTGCGTCGCACCCGCGACATGGACGATCAGCTCCGGCAGGGTGAGCCCGTCCCGGTTCGCCTTGAGGTAATCGCGCAGCGCCCCGAGCGTGGTCACGTCGAGCGGGCGCGGCGTCGGCCCCGGCTTCACCAGCGCCGCCGGGTCCTCAACGGTCCAATCATTCGGGCGAAGCAGGTAGCCAGCCAGTTCAATTGGTCTACGGACCTGTTCGACGATTTGTTCGATCGCTGCGCCGTCCATCACTCATCCACCTTTCGCGGAAATGCCGCCGTCGGCGTGGGATTGTCGAAGAGGGGCGTTTGCCGCGGGTCGCTCTCGACCGCGATCAATTTGCCCTGATGCTTCCCCATGAATAGTTGGGTCGAAACGGTCATGATGCCGGCGAGCTTCGAGCTGCATTTCAGTTCCACGTCCGCCACGTCCCTGGCGCGGTTCGGTTTGAAGCTCACGGTGAACGTGACGATCCGCTTCGCCGCAGGATCCGTGTTGGGGTCCGCGATGTTCGCGAGAATGCGCGTCAGCTCCGCCGCGAACAGTTCGGAGAGGGCGCCGCCGCCGATCGTCTCGAGGGTCACACCGGGCATCTTCGTCATCGTCGCTTCTCCTGCCGCACTTGGCCCTTCTTCACGAAACAGCCATCCGTACCGTGCTTACAGTGCTCGAGCTTCACTTCCGCCATCGGTTCGCCGAGCAGGGAAATCATCTTGCCGGTGAACACGCCGGACTCTCCGAAGTGCGGATGCTCCTGATCGCACACGTAGACGCGACCGATGCGTTCAGCGTCCGTCACGGTTCGCTGCCTCCCGCATCAGCGCCAGCAACGCCTCCGCGAGCGAGATGTCGCCGAGCGCGTCGGCGATCGCCGTGACGAACGGGTCACCCGCCAGGCCGAGGCGCTGCGCCTCGCGGTAGACGTGGACCTGCGCGCGCTCACGCTGCTCGCGGGTGAACGTCACGAGCTCGGCGTGAGTGGTCGGCAGGTCACCAGAACCGGGGTTATGCGACATGGGACTTTACAAACCCAATCTCACAGGTTTCAGATCCGGATCCGGATCCAGATCGACAGGCTCGTGGAATCGTCGCCAATGTTGGCGGCAATGTTCATCAGCATGGAATACGAGCCGGCGAAGAAAGCCCGCCGGCATTCCTCGACTTGCACTGGCGGGGCATCCTTGGGGATCACCCGCTGACGGTAGCTCTCGAAACTCTGCGCGACGCTCTCGACGGTGCTCATTGCAACGATTCTCCTGTTCGTCTAACGGAAGACGGCTTATGCGACATGGGGGGTTTTCCTCAGCAAAGTGACGGCTTTCGGATCGCGATCACGATCCACCACTTTCGCGAGCCCGCTGCCTGTTGCAGTTATCCACCGCCTGCTGAAACTCGGTCGGATGCTCCTCGCGCAGATGTTCGAGCAAGTTTTCTACGAACGTGTGACGCTCGCCTTGGTCCCAACAGAACCAGCGCATGGAATACTCCACACTCGTCACCCAGCCTCCGGATCCAGCACGAATGGTCAACACCTTCTTAGCCGACACGACGTGCCTTGCGCGACTGCAGGCTAGCCCGTAGCATCCGGAACGGTCCCCACGGCAGCGGCTGCGCCCGATGCGGCGACGGGAACCGCAGCCGCAACTGCCGCCAGAGGCGCGGCCTCGTCGGCACCAGCCGGCCGCCGGTGCGTGCCTGGAAGGCTTCGACCTCGCGCCGCCGGAAGATCCATTGCCCGCCCCACGTCTCCTCGCCGAGCAGATCGCCGGCGAGGGCGAGCAGCTCCACCGTGCGCGGACAACAGCGCAACACCTTCGCGACGTCGCCCGTCGTCATCATTCCGGCTGGCGGCCACTGCGCCCACGGCACGCGCGGTTTCGTCATGACGCTCGTCCCCTCCGCTTCGCAGGCTGTTGGGGGGCGACGTTCAGGCGCGCCTTAAGGTTGGCGAGCGTGGCCTTGATGTCAGCCAGGTCGGGACGATCCGGGGGGATCAAGGACGGATCAAAGGGGGGAGGCCCTGCCGCGTTTTCTGTAACCGCCGTGGCCGCATCACTTCTGTCGTCCGACCGATGGATCGAAGAAGCATCAAACAGGGATCCGCGATCCCGAAAACGGGATCCGCGATCCGCCTGACGAAAGTTTTCCACCGTTTCTGTCGGGATCTCCACAGGCAGCTCGAGCCGCCACCGGAGCTCGCCGCCACGCGAGTAACCGCGGAGCCAGCCGCGCAGTCGGAAGTCCTCGATCGTGCGCGCGACGTAGCGCGGTGCGAACCCGCTCCAGCGCACCAGACGCTCGAGGCTCGGGTAGATGTCTTCGCCCTCAGTGTTGGCTTTGTCGGCGAGATAGATCAGCAACCGGAACTGCCCATCGGTGATGCGCCCAGGCATCCGGTAGAGCAGATGGTTGAGGTGTCGCAGACTCACCGCGCCTTCACCGCGTCGACGACTTGCGAACAACGCCCTTGAAGAACGCCTGGCGAATGTGGTCGCGGCCGAGCTGCTCAAGCCGCGAGAGCGCCGTCGTCTCGTCGGCGGCCGTCGGGGTTTCAGTCGCGGTGATCGCGGCCTCGAGCTCCGAGAGCCGGAACACCAGGATGCGCGGGCCCCGGTGATGCTTCGGGACGTGGTTCTCGCGCACCCACTGGTAGAAGGCGCGCATCCCGGCGTCTTTGCCGGCGGGTCCATCGCCGACCTCGAAACCGACGAAGCGCGCGGCCACGCGCGCGGGGACGAACGGCTCGTGCATCATCGGCAACCTCCGGTGTCGGACTGCGTCACGCCGACAGCCCCTCGCGCGGCGGAAACAAGTCGTCAATGCTGCACCCGAAGAACGTCGCAAACTTGCGGGCACTGGCAATCTTCAGGTTGTTGGTGCGCCCGTTCTTGATGTCGCTGACGTACTGCGGCGCGAAACCGGTCGCGCGGACGATGTCCATCGCCTTCGCTTCGGACAGTTCGAGGGCAATCGCAATCTTGTTGCCGGTGCGGGGCAGGCGCCGCCGGCGCAGCTTCGTGAGGAGGTCAGGGGTGAGCGGCCGCATTTCCGTAGAGCGGCCTAAATTACGCCCGTGGCTATATACGTGTCAACTGCGAGCGGTGCCCGTTATTAGGGCTCTTGGAAGACCCGCGCGGATCGTTCAGGGAATCCTCGCGACAACGTGTTAGGACGTATAACTGTGTTAGTTTGTATATATGCCTCTCCACGTAAAATGACGATCGGCGACAACATCAAACGGCTGCGCCACGCGGCCGGCCATACGCATCAGGGCGCCTTTGCGCAGAAAGCCGGGCTCAACCAGCAATGGCTCTCCGACATGGAAACCGGGCGCATCCAGGCGCCGCAGATCGAGAACCTGCTCAAGATCGCCGCGGCGATTCCGTGCCGCCTCGATGACCTGGTGACGGGGGTTAATGTCGCTTTCGAGCAGAGCCGCGCCTTGCTGTCGGGCCGCGGGCAGCTCGATGCCGCGGTCGAAGGGTTGGCGGAGCGGATTCAACAGCTGGCGGCCCCATTCCGGACCCATGTCTTCCAGCAGGTCGGGTTCCTTGAGCTCGCGCAAAAGTCTGGAACGTCACTAACGACGCCACCGCCATTTGTACCCAAATCTTCTGTAACTCGGGTGGTAAGGCCAAGACGCGCCACGCGACGCCGGTCACGTTCTGGTTGATCGCCTCACGGCAGAGGGCCTCGAACTGCATCGCAATCGCCGCCGCCGACAGCATGAGGGTGTCCTCCAAACAGGGGGAAGGGACAGGGACGAGGTAGATGAAGACTGGCACGTATCCCCGATGCACCTTCTGTGGCGGCAACCAGAACGATGGCCCTAAAGCCAGAGACTACCACTGCGTAAGGGCCCGCGTTTACCGGCGTCAGCCACACCGGGCGATGAAAAAGTACACGCGCGATCCTCGATCTTCTGACAGGGGTTTGCGGGCAGGAGGGGACACCGTATGACAGATGCGCACACGCACCTCCTCAGGAAGCGCACGCGGCCATGAAACTCGCCGCCCGCTGCGCCGACATTCCGCCGGGTGTTGAGGTATCGGTCGCGCCCTGCATCGCGCAAACCCACTACGGCTGGCGCGTCTACACCCGGATGCCCGATCCCGAGACGGGCAAGAGCCGCAAGGTGCCGCTCCGCCGACCGGATGATGGGCGGCCCGTCGCGCAGCAGCTCGAGGACCTGACACTGCTCCGCGACGGGGCGAAGTTCGAGGCCCGCAAACTGCGCCAGGCGCGGCGCCAGCAGGCCCCGCGCCAGGCGGCGCCGGCGGCCTCGAGCCTCGCCGCAGACGGCACGCGATACCTCGGCCTCGAAACCACCAAGGCCATGCCGTCCTACGAGACGCGCGTCTGGGAGGTCGCGAAGTGGGTCGAGGCCTTTGGGACCCGGCCCCGGCACGGCCCCGGCGCCCTCACCGCGACGGAGATGGACGAGCAGCTGCAGCGATGGTTCGCCGAGGGCTATGCCTCCTCCACGGTGGGGAAGTTCCGCTCGGCGCTGATGGCGCTTTACACGCGCCTCGACGGCCGCAGCGCGGCCAACCCGGTGAAGGATACCCAAGAGTGGGAAGCCTCCACGATGGTCGCCAAGGGGCAGCCCTACGACCTGCTGAAGCGCATCCTGGCGATGATCCCCGACGAGCGCGGCGTGGCGATGGACCGGCCGACGCTCTACCGGGAGATCTGGCAACACCCGATGCAGACGGTCGCCAGCCGCTACGACGTCTCCGGCAGCTACCTCTCGCGTGTCTGCCGGATGCTGCACATCCCGCGGCCCCCGGTCGGCTACTGGCGCAGCCACCGCCACGGCACGGTCGACCCCAAGCGCCCACGCTTGCCGGCAGCGACGACGGCCGTGCGCGCGGCCAAGGTCCCGCAGCCATTGCACGCGCGCGCCCGCCTCGAGCTGATGGCGTTCACCGGCATGGAGCCGAGGCAGCTCGGCCGGCTGACGCCGCGGCACATCTCGATCGACGAGCAGTGGTACATCCTGCCGCCACGGGGGAAAGGGGCGCGGCGATCGACGCCGCGCGCCGAAGTGAAAAAGCCCATGGACAGTCCCGAGGTGCGTGAGGCGTTTCGGCGTTACGTGGAGACCGGCGCCTGGGGCGAGGTCGATACGTCCTCGCTCGGCCGAGTCTGGCGGCGCGCCTGCACGGCGCTCGAGCGCGAGGAGCAGAAGACGCGCCCCCACTTCAAGCTGCCGCACATGTCGCAGAAGGTGCTCCGGCATTCGTTCGGCACGCAGGTCTTTCAGGACACGCACGGCAACGCGACGGTCACCGCCGAGATGCTCGGCCTCGCGCCCGGCAGTCCGATGGTGCGCCGCTATACGCTCGGCGCGGTGCCCAGCGTGCTGCGCACGGCGATGAAGAACTTCCGCCCGAAGAAGCGCAAGCGGACGCGGGGCGCGGCCTGATGCACGATTATGCGATCTTGAGTGCCTATGATTAAAAGCAACGACGGCAACAATCGCCTTAGCGTGGCGTCCATCCTGAGTGCCCGCACCAAGCAGGGCATGGTCAACTTATCGATCAATGGGCACGACCTGCAAATGGACTTGGATAAGACCCGAGAGGTTATTGGAATGCTGCAGGCCGCGCTTGAAGCGGCCGTGTCTGACACGCTGCTGTTTGCGTTCCTGACGACGAAGGTTGGACTGGCTCCCGAGCAAGCTGCCGCGGCGTTACTGGACTTCCGCGAGTTTCGACAGGGGAGCCGCGAGACGGTGTGGCCGCAATGAGCCAGAAGAAACCCGACGACGATATTGCCTTCGATGAGACTGGTGCGCCGTTCGCCATTGGTGCCGATGCCGCTGCCGGTGAAGCGGACATCGTTGACGATCCTGCGAGCAAGCCCGTGCTGATTGTCGCCATGCGCGGCGACGACCTGGGCGTGCGCGTATTCGGGTCGCCGTCTGAAGAAGTCGCAGACCTGCTCGACCACATTGCCGCCACGTACCGCAAGGCCGTCAACGCGACGAAAGGCACGCGGCAGTGAGTCGCACGAATGGCGTCAGCGAATGGCAGTTCTTGAATCCGCCGAAGTGCCGAAAGTGCGGGCACACGATCTGCCCGACCATGTGGGCGTGCAGCAACCCGCAGTGCCCGAAGAACCTGCCGAAGAACGCCGCCAAGAAAGCCCGCCGCAGTCGCCGAAGTGTGGCCTGATCCAGCCGAAGTGGTACCAGCGTTCCGGTACCAGTGGCAAAACATTAGGAAAAAACCGATAAATACCTGGCTGTTAACCGGAGGGTTGCTGGTTCGAGTCCAGCCCGAGGAGCCAGTTTTTAAGAACAAAAACGCGCAACTTCGCCAGAGGTTCGCTTTTTGGCTGGTACCGCAAAGTCCAGAGTGGGTCACGTAGAATCAAGCACTTACAGACAGGGTGGTACCAGCAAAGTGGTACCAGTACGCGGCCAATTTCGGGCGGTATAGTTGCCGCCCATGGCACTCGCTGACGATGATCCGGAGGTCGTCACGACCGCACCCTCGCTGACGGAAGGCTGGGCGCGGTTGCGGCCGGCGCTGGAGGAAGTGTTGAAAGACCCGGCCACTGCGGCCGATGTGGCGGAAACGGCTTTCTATGTCGGGGCGGCCCTGGCCTACAACCTGCTCGTCTTCGGTGGCCCGGCGGGCGCGGCGGCCCTTGATCGGGATCTGGACGCGCAGAATGACCGCCTGAGTCCGCGCCACTGAATGACGGACGTTACGGCGATCGCCGTAACGGCTACTGATCTTCGGCCGGCCCGTCCTGTTTCTTCCCGGTTGAGTCCTCGTCTGCGTGGTGTCCGCGGCGAATCATTTCGCGGATCTCGCGCGCGATTACGCGCGCCCGGCGGCGGACCTCCACTTGCTTCATGAACGCACGCTCGGCTCGTCGTGTCCGAGCCTCCCGCGCGAGCCGGTCCGCATGGATCTCGCGTAGGCGCTCCTGGCTCAAACCACCAGGGCGGCGATCGAACCGGAAGACGGCGAGCAGGACCATCCACGAGGCGGCGATCCCGATGAGCAGCTGCGACATGGCGATGAACGGCACGGCCATGTTCAGGCCGACGAGCCCAAGACAGATGCCAGCCCACACGGGGAACAACGGAAGCGCACCCAACCACCTCATGACGCCCGTCCCGTCAGGAAGGCCGGTTGCCACGCCGGCGTGTCCGCGAGCCGCGCATCGAGCGCCTCGCCCTCGAGCACGGCCAGGCACGCCATGACATCCCGCGTCGAAGCCGAGCGCACCTTGGCCCGCACCCGCGCCGTCTGCCGGCGCACCTCGTCGAGGAACCGCACGGCGAACACCTCGTAGCCGGGGATGTCGAGCTCGTCACGGGTGAACCGGTGCCGCACGATCTGCAGCTTCCCCGGGAGCCGGTCGTCGTAGAGGACGAAATCGCACCACGCCGCGCCAGTAATCCAGAGATGGTGTCGAACCTGCGAGCGGTACTGCGCCGGCAGCCGGCGGTCCCCGAGGTAGCCCAGGTGCGTCAGGCTCCGGAGCGACTTCAGCTCCACGACGCCTTCGTAGGCCCCGACATGCCCGTCCGGTGATGTGCCGGTCTCCAGCTCGTCATGCACGACGAAGCCGGAGGTATGGACCACCTGCCCGGTCCGCTCGGCATACAGCGCCCGCGCCTGCGGCTCAATCACCGTCGCCCGCCGCATCGCGTCCGAACAGAAGCGGTCCTCCTGCGGCACGCCGGTGAGCCGCTCGAGGACGAGCTGCCGGCGGTAGCTAGCGCGCCCGATCGACTCCTCGTTCCCACGACCCCGCATCAGGACGCACTGGGCCCGCGAGCCGGTGAGCCGGCCGGCGCGGGCGAGGAACCACGCGCCCGATCGTTGTTCGACGTCGACGATCCTCATGCCCGCCTCGCCGCGACCGGTATCGGCTGCTGCCGATCCTTGAGCCGCACGTAGCCGTCCGGCAGGAGCCGCGGCCGACCCTTCTGCGCCGGCAGCACGCTGACGACGTTGGCGTAGGTCGTGCCGTCGTCGCCGGTGTCATGCATCGCCTGCAGCTGGCAGTTGATGCCGAGGAGCTTTTCGAGGTCGAAGCCGCCCGTCAGTTCGGCCTCGGTGAACTTCCGGCCGCGCCAGCTCTCCAGGTCCTTCCGGAGCGGGGCGCGTTCGTGCAGCGACAAGGTGTAGACGCGGGACAGTTCGAAGCGCCGGCCCTTGGCCTGATCGAGCGCCTCGATCTGCCACACGATCCGCACTTTGTGTTTCTCGCCGTAGGCCGTGGACTTCAGACCCTGGTCCTGCACGTCGACGCAGACGGCACTATGCAGGCCAGCGGGAGCGGGGGTCGTCGAGGCACCGCGACGGGCAATGATGCTCACCACACCTTCCCTAAGACGAGCAGTACCAGGCCAATCACCGTGCCGACCATCGCCGTCAGTACGGCCAGTCTTGTATCGATGGACGCGAGGCGCTTTTCGTAGTCCGCCAATTCTTCCGCCGCGCGTTCGGCCTTCTCCGGACTGGAGCCCGCATCAAGCAGGGCATCCTGCAACGCGCCTAGTCGTAGCGCCATGAGGTCATCCTCCCAGGGATATACAACTGAGTGTGAATCACAGCGCCAGCATACTAGAGCCGCTCTAGCATGTCAACCGGCTTTGCGTTTCGCCCAGCGTGCGCGCGCCGCCTTCCGCGCAATCGCGGACCGCTGCTTCGCGGTGAGTGTGTCCATGCGGCGGGCCCCACTCACGATGCCGCCTTTGCGGCCGAGCGCCGCCATGTAGGTGCGGAACCCTTTCGGCGGGGAGAGTACATCAGGCGGCGGCGGTGACTGCTTAAGACGCTTCGGCATTGGTGGTAGAGTATCGCACATGACTCCCGAGGAACGCTTCGACCAGCACGAACAATGGCTCCGCGACCACGACCGGGCGATTGCCGATCATGACCGACGCATGGCTGAGCACGATGAGTGGGTTGTCCGTATTCGTGGCGTCCTCGATGAGGTCGCTGATCTGCAGCGGCGACAGAGCGCCGTGCTGCTGGAGTTGACGCAGCAGATCACGCGGTTGCTCGACCGGGAGAATGGGAGCGGCAACCATGGGACGTGAGGCCCGACGCAAGCGCGAGGACATGGCCTTCGACCTCGACGGCAAGCCGCTCTCGATGTCGCCCGACCAGGTACGGCAAAAGGTGGATGCTGCGCTCGACGATCCCAACAG